GGGCCTGAACCTGGACTTCAGTCAGAGCCCAGTGATCTACGACTTCATCCAGAGCAACGCTTTTGTGCAGGGTCTGATGGGGCCGGTGGGCTCGGGCAAGTCATACGCCTGCGCGGCAAAAATCTTCCTGAAGGCCATCAAGCAGAAGCCTTCGCCGATCGACAACATCCGGTATACCCGCTTTGCGGTGGTGCGAAACAGCTACCCAATGCTGAAGACCACGACGATCAAGACCTGGCTGGATCTGTTCCCTGAAGCCACGTTCGGCCCGATGCTGTGGACGCCGCCGATCACCCACCACATCCGACTGCCTGCCCGCGGGGATGCGACCGGCATCGACTGCGAGGTCATTTTTCTGGCGCTCGACCAGCCCAAGGACGTCAGAAAACTGCTCTCGCTCGAGCTGACCGGTGCCTGGGTGAATGAAGCCCGAGAACTGCCCAAGGCGGTGATCGATGGCTTGACCCACCGGGTCGGACGCTATCCGACCAAGCGTGACGGTGGTGCTACCTGGCACGGCATCTGGATGGATACCAACCCGATGGATGACGACCACTGGTGGCACAACATGGCCGAGAAGGAGAAGATGACCGGCCCGTATGCCTGGCGGTTCTGGAAGCAGCCTGGTGGCGTCATGGAGGTCGACGCTGACCACCTGCCCGACAACCCCGAGGCCAATGACCACGTCTTCTCTGCCGGCAAGTGGTGGAAGGTCAACCCGCAGGCCGAGAACATCAACAACCTGCCAGGCGGCTACTACCCGCAGATGCTGCTGGGTAAGAACCTAGACTGGATTCGCTGCTATGCCGGTGGGCTGTACACCTATGTGCAGGAAGGTCGACCGGTCTGGCCGGAGTACGAAGACTCGACCATGTCGGGTGACACTGAGGTCGAGCCGGGTGTGCCGATCCAGGTCGGGCTGGACTTTGGTCTGACGCCCGCGGCTACGATCGGCCAGCGCCTGCCGAACGGTCGCTGGCTGATCCACCATGAGATCGTGACGTTTGACATGGGGCTCGAGCGGTTCGGGATGCAGCTGTTAGCCGAGCTCAACCAGCGGTATCCCAACCACCAGGTCATGCTCTGGGGCGACCCGGCAGGTATGGCAAGGGATGCTATCTACGAGGTCACCAGCTTTGAGTTCCTGCGCACGCTGGGGCTGCGAGCTCAACCGACTGCCAGCAACGACTTCAAGGTGCGGCGGGAGGCCTCTGCCGCCCCGATGCAGCGGCTGATCAACGGCAAGCCTGGGCTGATCGTCAACCGCAGCTGCAAGCTCTTGAGGAAGGCGCTGGGCGGTGGATACCACTTCAAGCGCGTGGCGGTCGGTGCAGGCCAGGAGCGGTTCCGCGATGCCCCGAACAAGAACGAGCACTCCCACATCGGTGATTCGTTCGGCTACCTGATGCTGGGTGGCGGCGAGTACAACCGCATGACCCGCTCGCTGTCCTACGGTGCCGCACCGCCCAAGCCAGTGACCGCGAGCATGGAGTTCAACCCGCTTGATTGATATATCCGGCTGATATCAAAGCGCCTTGTATATGACCAATTTCCAATAGAATCGCTTGCTATATGGACGACAACATCGAGATCGATCTGAACATCACGCACCACTTCAGCGATGGGGTGTATGCGCGAAAGATGCTGCTGCCTGCTGGTCATTTCGCGGTGACGCACGCGCATGAGTACGACCATCTGAGCATTCTGGCTGCAGGCATTGTGGAGCTCGAGGCCGATGGCGTGGTGCAGATGCTGCGTGCGCCGGCGTGCGTGACCATCCTGGCGAACACGCATCACCAGATCACAGCGCTCGAGGATGCGGTCTGGTTTTGCATCCACGCAACCGACGAGACCGATGTCGACAAACTGGATGAAGTTCTGATTAGGAGGTAGTCATGCCATTTTGGATTGCAGCCGCGATTATTGGTAGTGCGGCCTACAGCGCTAACGAAGCACGCAAGTCGCGCCAGCAGGCCGAATCGCAGCAGCGGGCAGCGCTTGAGCGACAAGCTGCAGATCAGCAGGCCTTTCAAACAAAACTGTCTGAGCAGACTTCTGTATTTGGCAGGCAGGCCGGTGCGCTCGAGGAGCAGTCAAGGCTCGCGAAAGAGCAGCTTGCATCCACGACGAAGGCAATGTCTGAGCAGCTGTCGGTCGCGCAAAATCAGCTTGCTCTAAACACGAAGGCCTACGAGTCAGGTGTCTCGCAGTACGAGGCTTCGCGCATGGAGATGGAGCGCAAGGCCAAAGAGATTCAAGGCCAGATCGACGAAGAGCGCCGCAAGGCTGCAGAGCAGCAAGCAACCCAGCTCAAAGCTCGCACCCGCGGCGGTCGTCGCGCCCTGCTCTCTCAAGAACGTCTAACGCCTGAGCTCGGCGTCACACAAGACACACTCGGCGCTGGCATGGGAATGATGTAATGGCGACCGGCCCAAGCATGTACCAAAAGAAGCAGGCCGCACGTCGTGCGACTGCAGACATCGAGCGCCTAGCCAAGACGTACCAGACCGGTCTGTTCGATGTCGCCCAAGATCAGGCCACCGGTTTCAAGAACTGGACTGCCCAAACCAAAGCGGTGCTCGACCCCTACGAGGCCGCGGTCAACAAGTACACGCAGCAGGACTTCCCCGCGTACCAGAGTCAAGTGCTGGCCGCGAATACTGCGTTTCAACAACAGTCGCAGGCATACGCCCAAACAATGGCGAACTACGACGCACAGGTCGCGGCATATCAGCAGCGGTTGAATGCGTATAACGCAAGCCTTGCTGATATCGCTGCGAACCCGACCGAGAGAGTAAGCGCCACTTCGGTATCCCAAGGGCGTGCAGGCACGTCTTACAACATCGGTGGCCAGCTGTATTCGGCAAACAACCTGCCGTCTGGGTACTTCCTTGACACCGTCGTGACCGGCCAAACGCAAAACAGAGGCCGGACGGTCGATGTCACGCAGCAGCAGGTGTTTCGGACACGCGACGTTCCGACATTCAACGAGGCACCGCCGCAAGCGCCAAGCATTGCTGCGCCAACGCTCAGTCTGCCATCACCACCTTCTGCACCAGCGCAGCCTCAGTTGCCGACGTTTGAAACAGGTCAGTTTCAGCAAAAGCGCGAAGAGCTCGGCAAGACATTTGAGCGCGAGGTCGGTGAGCGCAAGGCAGCAAAACAAAACGTAGTCATGCGGCGCATGAGCCGCGGCATGTTGGAAGGAGCTTGAGATGCCAGGTCTATACGAAAACATTCACGCCAAGCGCGAGCGCATTAAAGAAGGCTCCGGCGAAAAGATGAGGAAGCCCGGCTCGGCTGGTGCGCCAACCGATGCTGCTTTCAAGGCGGCAGCCAAGACGCGCAAGACTAAGCGCCCAATGCTGGACGAGTACCAGATCGACAAGGACGGCTAATCATGGAATACAAGACGCCACTCGGTGGCAAGCGCTTAAAGCCAGAGGAAATCATCAAGCGCCAGGCTGCAGCTCAGACCAAGAAGGATGAGTTTCAGCAGCTGTACCAGGATGCCTACGAGTTTGCCCTGCCCCAGCGTCAGCTGTATGGCGTCTGGGAGGGTGGCGCAACCGGTAGCAAGAAGATGGCGCGGGTGTTTGACTCGACTGCGATCAACTCGACCCAGCGTTTTGCCAACCGTCTGCAGAGCGTTGTTTTCCCGCCACAGCGTAAGTGGTCAAGGCTTGAGCCTGGCCCGTCGATCCCGCTCGACCGCAAGCAGATGGCGCAAGCGATTCTCGATGCGTACAGCGACAAGATGTTCGATGTCCTCAAGCAGTCGAACTTCGACATCGCGATCGGTGAGTTCCTGCTCGATCTGGCAGTCGGCACGGCCTGCATGATGGTGCAGCCGGGTGACGACACCAGCCCGATCAACTTTGTGCCGGTGCCGCTGTTCCTGGTCAGCTATGAAGAAGGCGCGAACGGCCAGGTCGACAACGTCTACCGCCGGATGCGGATCAAGGGCGAATCGATCGAGCGCCAGTGGCCGGACGCCAAGCTGTCCGACACCATGAAGCGCCGCATTCAGGACAAGCCGACCGACGACATCGAGCTCCTCGAGGCAACAATCTTCGACGCTGGCCGCGGTGACTACTGCTACCACGTCATCGACAAGATCAGTAAAGAGGAGATTGTCTACCGCCGCAAGAAGACATCGCCCTGGGTGATCAGCCGCTACATGAAGGTGGCCGGCGAGATCTACGGTCGTGGTCCGCTGATGACCGCCCTGCCCGACATCAAGACCCTGAACAAGACGATCGAGCTGCTGCTGAAGAATGCCTCGCTGGCCGTGGCCGGTGTGTACACCGCGGCAGACGATGGCGTCCTAAACCCCAACACCGTGAAGCTGGTGCCAGGTGCCATCATCCCGGTCGCCCGCAACGGTGGCCCGCAAGGCCCAGCACTGCAGGCGCTGCCCCGCTCGGGTGACTTCAACGTGTCGCAGCTGGTGATCAACGACCTGCGCAGCAACATCAAGCGCATCCTGCTAGACGAGTCGCTGCCGCCGGACAACATGTCTGCGCGGTCGGCGACCGAGATCGTCGAGCGAATGAAAGAGCTCGCGCAGAACCTGGGCTCGGCCTTTGGTCGTCTGATCAACGAGACCATGATCCCGCTGGTGGCCAAGATCCTAGAGGTCATGGACGAGCGCGGTCTGATTGACATGCCGCTGCGGGTCAACGGGCTTGAGGTCAAGGTGGTGCCGGTCGCTCCGCTGGCGATGGCGCAGAACATGGAAGAGGTCAACGCCATCCTGCAGTACACGCAGCTGATGGTGTCCGGTCAGTTTGGCTCCGACGGCCAGCTGGCGCTCAAGAACGACGCCGTGGTCGACTACATCGGCGACAAGCTCGGCGTGCCGGCGATCGTCAGAAACACCCGCGAAGAGCGTGCCGTGCTGATGGAGGAAGCGCAGCAGATCCAGCAGCAGCAGGCGATGGCGCAAGCGATGGCAATGCAGGCGCAGCAAGGCGCTCTGCCGGCACCTGAAGGAGCGATGTGATGGACTATGGAAACAGACCAGACGGCAGCAAGAAAGGCACCGGATTCTTTGGCGAGATCAAGCGCCCTGACGGCAACGTGATGACTGAGATCAGCGTCGGCGTCGGGTTGAACGGCAAAGAGGTCAACATCCCGCTGATCGTGCCAACGCTCGACAAGAAAGAGATGAACTACCTGCTGCGCAACGATCCGAGCTCGAAGCAGTTCATGGAGCGGATGCCGCCATCGATTATGAACAAGGCGGTCGACCACGCGGTCATGCGCATGAAGGATAACAAGTCACCATTCATTCAGGCCGGCGAATCGCCTGTGGAGCTGCCTAAATGAGCTGGGATGAATTGGAGGCACTGGGTCAGACCGAAGACATCCGCGAGGTCACCCAGCAGCGCGAAGACCTAGCGCGGCTTTGTTTGAGAGTGTTTGGCGATGAGGATGGCCAGGCACTGCTCAAGTGGCTGCGCGAGATGTATGTGGACGTGCCTGTCGCCGTGCCAGGCAACGACCCCTCGCACGCATTCTTTGCCGAAGGGCAGCGCAATGTCGTGCGGGATCTGATCGCACGGATCAACCAGGCAAGGAGCTTATGACTACAGACACCGCAGTCGAGCCCAGCGCAAGCGCTGGCCTACTCGACAATGTTTCAGTCACGGACGAAAACCAACAAGAACCGAATCCGCAACAAGTCGCAATCGACCACAAAGCGCCAGACCCGTCTGCGCCGGTCAGCCCAACCGATCGGT